AGCGGATACTTGTTTGCAACCAAGTATCCGCTTACGTAATTTGGTCTCAGCGGGGTGAATCGAACACCCGAAAATTCCGTCCCAAACGGAACGACATACCACTTGCCTACGCTGAGAGAGTACCCCGTCTATACTTCCTCGTTTCACCGCGCAAAATGAGGATACTCGAAGGTCAAACCGGTTCCTGGAATCTGGCTATCATGACCAGCATAGCATTCCATAAGAGTCTGTTCAAGACAACAGCTCATCATCGAGATGAAGAAACCTTTAAGCTCAGGTGGCACTTTGATGGTGACAATACTGTCGTCAGCGATTTCATAAGGACCTTCTAGACCACCTGATGTTTTGTCGACCAGCTGACGAATACCGTTTGGAGCATCAAAATAGTCATTTCGATCAGATACGCTAGTTGAAGGTCTTTCAGAATAAACCCAAAGCTCGCCGTCAGCGTCAACAGCGTAATTGGTAAATTCGTCGTCAACTTCATAAGTTTTTCCGGCATGTTCAAACTTTTTCATCTAAATCTCCTGCGCTATCATTTTCAAATGTTCTTCGAGTGCGTCTTTATCAGTGTTCCAGACAAAATTATCTCGACCATTGTGTATGTCTTGGGCGTATGGACACAGATCCCAATACACGGTTGATTTGAATGGGATACTCAAATATCATCATCCCAGGAGTCAAAGCGCTCGTCTAGCCACTCCCGCAGTGATTCCCATGATTTAAACGTCTTTTCTTTGCCAGTAGGCGAAATAGTTTTCATTCGTTACCCTCGCAATCAATGCCAATCGACTCGCTGCGCCCGTAATAGCGACCATCCGACACAAAACCTGCCGCAATGCAATGCCCGATATCATGACAATAATCGAAAGCAATATGAACCATTGCATTAAGAACATCAATATGATTCAATTCTTCTGAGAAAATTGCTTCAATGGTCCGTGTGTTGTCGCGATCGGCCTGAATTCGAACGAATTTTTGCCGGGAATTCGGGTTGATTGCCCGAAGAGCTTCAATATTTCGAGGTCTGAACCAGTTGTAACTGTCGCCGGGCGGATAAATTTGAGTTGCTTCAAGAACCTCGATGGCAAAAGCGTGCTCGTTTACTTTGTCAGACATACCGGAAATGTTCATCGAAATGTCAAAAGGATAACCTGGTTCATTTAAACGATAAATCATAATAAATTCCTCACAGAGTGTATTGATGTTCTGCTGCTACTTCACGAGCAATCTTTTCCATGCTGCGGAATTGCGCTGTGTCATTTTTGAAGGTACAATCAATGACTTTGCCATCTTTAAACATGATATAGCAATGAAATCCTTGCGTTTTATGACCGCGAAGCATGTCAATCTTCGTGATACCGTTCACTTTCGCAATATGCTGCGGGTGATAGATTTTCATTTAAATTACTCCATGTTGATTTGATGGGACTATCATAAAACATAGTCCCATCAATGTAAACTACTTTTTGTAAATTTTATCGACTACTACTTTGACGTAAATGAATTCAATTAGCTTCCATAGCAAGAAAAGAGCTACAGGTAGCCATGCTGCTGCAATGGTTCCATAAATCTGCACCGCTGATAGACTCTTTGCTGGAAACTTTGAGTCGGGCCTTCCTTGCCGCCATTCATCAAAGAATGCATACCCATGCAACAAAATGTATACAATCAGAGCAACAATACTGTATTGGACACTGGCCACAAATAAGTCAAGTAAAAATTGCATTAGATAACCTTAATTTTAACGAGTTGTAATTCTGGAACGACGTATTCAGATGGATTATACTCGATTTCGATAGTCTCAACCACGCGAACAAAATCGAAGTCATACTGTTTAGCATAACCGGTGATGTTTTCTTTCACCATTTCGCAAAAATCGTCATGGTTGAACGAATTCGTATAGTCGCCATCGAGGGAATCATACATATCCGGTGTCAACCCTAGATAATGTTTGAATTGCGCAGATAAATGCGCATTTTCTGCAAAAATTTCAAACAAATCAGCGGCCATCTCAGAATTATAGTCTTCGTTGCCATAACCTTTATTTGTTTCGTCATGGTATGAACTGAAAATTGGTTTGATTTTCTCGAAGAATTCGATATCTTTCATTGGCCTGCCGGTATGAATGATGTCAGCGTAATCATCGCCGTTATTTTCCCAAGAAGTGATTTTAATGACGTATCCTTCTGGAATTACAGTTCCTGGCGCAAATTGCATAGTTTATTTCTCCAAATCATATTCGTTTAGTCGACGGGACAGCAAAGCTTTGGCGATAATTCGCGCCAAATGGTATTTTGTATTCGTATCTTCGAGTTGTTGAGCTAACTCGTGAATGCTGAAATTGTTAAAATCAAGTTCAGCCTCATTTTCTGCAGTCAAATCAATATTTTCCATTTACAGCACCTTTGGTTCGATATAAGACCAATCAAATAGACCCTCGAGTTCAAGCGGATGGAGGTCGGTTACATCTTTAACGTATTTTTCAACCATTAGCGATATATGCATATCATAGGCATCAGGTGTGATGTCAGTGGAAAAACAACTTGGAAAACCTCTTCGTTATTATTACCGCCGAAACGTCCATTGATATCGTATTCGCACCAAACTCTAATCATTGCTGACGGCTGCAGGTGTAAAACCATTTCTTGTTGATCTGTCATTTCTTTTCTCCAAATGTGTCAAAATAGACGCGTGTGGGAATAATATAGCTGCATAGTGCAGTTGTCAATACAAATCCGCATTTTTGGCCAGTTGTCCAGACAAAATTCCATCTGAATGTTGATGTTGTATACTTTATCACATTAATAGCCAAAACTGTACATGCCGCTAAATATGCGATCGCAAAATAAAACAAAAAGATTTCCATAACTTCTCCGTACAGTTGCAAAAATGCCCTCCGAAGAGGGCATTTGGAAATTATTCAGCAGCTTCGACAGCTTCACCCAGAAGGCGAGGTTCATGAACAACAACATCAACCAGTTCACTGCGAACTTCAGCAACTACTACACGTTTTTCGCCTTCACCTTTGACAAGAGCAGTGAAAACAGGGCCTACTTCAACAGAAACAGCACGGCCGGATACAGTCAGGGTAGAACCAGTGGACAGAATTACTTGCTTTTGCATTTTATTTTCCTTAAGTTTGATTAGTTTTCATTTCTGAACAACGTTTTGTTCATGAATTCATAGTACATCAATTTTCGTAGCTTTGAACATTAACTGCTTTTTGCTTTAATCTTGACGTAATTCTTCCACATATTCATGTGTTGTTACGATAGGGAAGTCATACGATCCTTCATACTTAAGAGGACCAATGTCTTTTGCAATCGTGATGTGAGGAATGTATTCGTCAAAATCATGCGCTGACGAGCCAAGGATCTGGCCGTACGCGTGTCGTTTTTGCATGTACGGAGAATCATATGCCAGAACAAGAAAATTCTTTTCTGGAGTTTCAAAAATTCTCAGATAGCAACTGTCAGCCAAATGTTCAGGTGAATCATCTGGGATAAATGGAACATATACTCTGCTATAAACGATAGTAGAATGAAGTTCGTCTCGAGGAACAGGATTTGGCAATCTCAGTTCTTCTTGAATACGCTGGATAAAATCCAGCGTTTCATCACTAAATTTACAAGCAACGTATGTTCCTACGAAGCTGTCTGTAAACATTATTCTTCTACCACTTCGACTTCTTGAGAAGGAACCAGAGCTTCTACTGCTTCTACAATAGAAGAAAGGGTAATACTATCTTCGCCATCAGCCGGAGTCACACCCACAATTTGGACGATTTTGGTGAGGGCATCTGAAAATTCTTTTGCTTGTTGTTGAGTAGCAGTAAGATGCTCGCTCAGATCAAAAACTCGAATTTTCAGGGAAGCGATGGTTTGTTGTTCTGCGTTCATTTTATATCCTTAGGGTTTAGTGTTTTTACGAAATTGTTAACGGATTCATGCAAATCTTCAAGCGTTCCAGTGTTATCAATTACATGATCACCAGAACGAATAGGAAGACCTGCTTCGGTGGAATGAGTATCTACTGAATCAGTATGACGAATAATATGAGCAACTACTGCTCCTAATTCTCGCATTTCTGACATTTCATGGTCTTGTCGACAGTCAGTAACAACGACATTTTCATGATTCAATAGGAAATTTTCTAGATATTGCAACCATATACGTTTATTTATTGCGCAACCAATGTCAGTTCCAAATGTTTGCATTAGTCGACGAATTGACCATGCTTTCTTATTGCCAAGAACTGCTTCTGAAATAATTCCAGTATGAGCATATGTGTAATCGATTTGTTGGTCATCACACACAAGCATCCATGCAGATCGCATAATTCTAAAAACATCTGAATTAGAAATGGGCAAATATTCTTCACGGTCATAACCAAGACCGTTAAAATCATTCATATCAAAATATTGGACAAACATCGGCAACCGATTATCGTCTCGGATTGCATGATATAGGAAATT